TTATTTTTCAATAAAATCTTTTGTGCTGCTTCAGCTCTTCGAAGAGACAGCTTTGCATATGATAATTTTTCTAGATATTTTGCATGAAGCTTAGGAGTATCTCGTGATACTACATCTAATCTACTGTTGTCAATTACACAGTCTTCTTGCCATTGGGCAAGTATTGTTTGTAAGTCCATAATATAACCTTGTTATCAAGTAATTTCAAAATAGTTAAATCTAAATGAGATCGGATATGTTATATATCCTTCTGCATTCTGTGCTTCAAAGTCAACTGCTCCTAATGTTGTTGGAATACAGTCAATGTATTTAATTTTTCTAAGAGTATTGTTGTGGCTGCTTAATACATGAACTGTAATATCAGATTCAATAGGTGGCAACTTAGAGTCTCTACCTAAAGGATCTCTGTAATCCTCTTGAACCATTCGTGTTATCCAATTATGCATTTCGATATATGAGTTCATATTCTCATCTAGTACTAAATTTACGTTCAAATCACCATAGTTTAATTTATCAGCAACAAAATTAATCCTAGAAACTTTTTGATACTGTAGTTCAGCCGGTGCTGCATCAACAGAAGGATGGTTTATTCCGGTAGCAAAAAACTCTAAATTAGGATAATTCTCACGATCTACTACCAACCTAAATAAATTAGGCTGCAGCATATTCACATTATTTAAATCTGATGAGTGCGATGTAATAGATGAATTTACTTTAGCACTAGGATTTAATGTAACCATTTTTCTTCCTCTTTATATACCTGTATTTATATCAGTTAAAAAGAACACTTTTTTATAAATATACACGAAGGTGAATGAATAGGGGGACCTCATGGTCGATCCAGTAACAGCTATTGGTTTAGCAACTACAGCATTTAATGGCATTAAAAAGGCCATATCTGTTGGGCGAGATATACAAGACATGACAGGCCAACTTGGCGCTTGGTCAAAAGCTATATCAGATATTGATTACGCACATCAAAAGGCAGAAAAACCTCCATGGTATAAGGCTCTTGGTGGTGGAGTTCAAGCTAATGCCATGGAGGTTTGGGTACATAAGAAAAAAGCAGATGATATGAGAGAAGAACTAAGAAGTTTTATATCTACTGTTTATGGTCCATCTGCTTGGAAAGAGATTCTACGAATAGAAGCTCAGATGAGAAAGGAACAAAAAGAAGCTGTTTATAGGGCCGAAGAAATAAAAGAAAAAATAATTACATGGACCTTTGGTATTCTTATAACCCTAACAGCTATTGGTATTATGGGCGGTGTTATTTATTGGATTGGCTTAACACAAAACACATGGTAATTTTATTGTGCAGCTGCTTTATACAATACAACTTCAGGATTGACTCTAGTCATTCTAAGTTCTGAATATTCATCTGTATCATATAAACGCTGATAGTACTCACGTGCGTGCTTATGGCCAAATCCAGTGGCCCATTCAACAAGTTCACGCCTACCATTCTTATGCTGATAAGCCTTTATTGTCCATGAATCGTTATGCATAGTCATACTCCTTATAATCAACGATTGCAGCCAGATCTTTAACTAGCTGCTTACCATAATCGGTAAACAAAATACCTTGCTCCCAAACAAAATGCTCAACACATTGGACATTATAGAATGTCTCTGTACCAGACATCCACAAAAGAGCGTTAGTACGATTAGCAGCACCAAGCTCAATAATATCTTGGATACGAGCTTCGAACTTCTCGATAGCGACTACTTCAGCTGCTTTCTCAGCTTTAGTATTTTCCTCAAGCTCATCGCAAAGAGCATTCCAAAGCTCTTGCTTCTGGCGAGGAGTACGATCATTCCAATCGTCCATCAAAGAGCCACGAGGACGGAAACCATTAACGTCCTTGAAAAGATCTGAGAAGCAATCGTCTGAGTAAGTAAATTCCATTATAATACTCCACTTTCCATTAGTTGAAAGATTTCAGTTGCAGTTGCATTAAACTCTTCTTGCGAAGATTGAGAGAAGTCAAAGCCAAGACCACCCATGTTATCAACAACTTTTTCTGCATAGTCGAATGTGCAGTTGAACATTTCTTTGATTTCATTAATATACAACATTTGTTTTTCTCCATTTGATATAATTATATTAACATATTACGAATCGTTTGTACACAGTTAATTGCGGTTCAGGCGCATTTTTGTTTTCAATGAAATCAATAGCTTATAAAAAAAGGGCGCCAAAGCGCCCTAGTTTAATCTTTTTGGAAGGTTATTCCTTCTCTTTTAGCGATCTTACGCGCCTAGGATGTTATCCACACGGAAGATTCTGTAGTACTGGTTAGCTTTCGCTGTACCGATATCGCTATCTGGTGTAGAACCAACGAATGGGTTAGCAACCATGCCGTAACGAGTTTTGAACCCGATGCGTGGCTGGAAGTCATTCTCACCAACCGCACGGACCATAGTTAGTGGTACGTATGGGCAATAGAATAGACCGGCGTCATATGGGTTTGTGCCTTTGTAACCAACAGTTACATAGTCAGCAGTTGCATATGGGTCGATGTATACACGAGTACGACCATTCAGTACACCAGCAAAAGTGTTACCTGTGTCATCAACGTTCAAGTTAGTTGCAAGCGCCGGAGCGTAATCCAACATACCAGAAGCTGAAAGCGCAGAAGCAACATCAGATGAACATACGATGAAGTTACCTTTACCCCGACGTGTTTCTTTTGCAATTGTGTTAGCTTCACGCTCGATTTGAATAATCAGACCTTTGAACTTCTCAACTGACCAACGACCATCTGCATCTGTTTGCACATTGAAGATACCATTGATTGCTGTGTTACCAGTAGTAGCACCAGTTTTCGCACGAGAGTTGATTGTACGTACAACTTCACGGTTGATTTCAGCCAAGATTTCAGTTGACAAGATGTTTGCCAATTCTGTCTCTGCGTCTAAACCATGGATTGCTTTCAAGTCTTGTGCAAGCTCTAGAGTATACTCTGCTTTCAACGCACGTGACTTGGCAGTTACAGTTGCTTTTTCAATGGAGAAACCCATTTCAGCAAATGCAGTAGCACCTGAAGTACCTAGACCTTCAGCTTCAGTAGTTGTCATACCGCCACCAAAGTCTGGACCTGTACGTGAGTCATCAATTGTTGAATCTGCGTCGCCATCTGTCAAGCCTGAAAGACCTGAAGCGCCTTGTGATTGAGTACCACCTGAATCACCAGAGAAACCAGTTACGGCTTCATTAAACAGAGCTTCGTTACCAGCTGTTGCGCCAGCACGAGTTGTTTTGTAGTTTGACTTCATTGCGAAGATCAAACCAGTTGGACCTGTCATTGGCTGTACACCAGCAATGTCATATGCCATCAAGTTAGGCATCGCACGACGTACGAGTGAGATAAGTACTGGATTCCAGTTATCTGCATTACCTGTTGCGTTTGCGGCAGGTGCTTCTGCCAAGAAATTCGCACGGCTACCTTCTTCTGCCAATGCTTTTTCTGTGTTTTCAAGCACAGCTGCAGTAACTGCACGCTTGTGTGCTTCTTTAATGGTGCCAGCTGACTCTTCGTTCAGGACTGGAGACCATTTCTCTACGAGACGATCATAAGTTTCCATAATTGGATCTCCTACTTACTTATTTGTTTTGCGAATTGCGTTAAGGTACTGCTCCATCATAGGAGAAACTTCGACGGTATTATCGTCGTCGTCATCTACAACTTCTTCTGAAATTGTAGCAGCTTTTTTGGTGAAGTATGATTCTTTGATAGTAGCAACTTTTGAAGCAAAAGTTTCTTCATCTTCGAAATCAATACTTTCTACGAGTGATGCAAGCTTTTCGACTTGGGTTTCAGCTAGATCTTTTGACGCTTCGCGAATGATCGCTTGGCGCTTAAAGACTTCTAGTTCTTCCGAAATCTCTAGCGTTTTAGCTACTGCTTCGTTGTACTGTACTTCCAGTTCTTCATTAGCAGTTGCAAGTTCATCAACTAGGTCAACTTTGGATTCTGGAACTTCAACATAAGATTCAACAAACAAGCCTTTCAACTTATCCATGAAACCTTCAGCAATTTCTGAACGAAGTCCAGATTGAATTGCCAATTTGTTTTCTTCCATCCAATTTTCAACCACATAGTTGAGGTAGCTATCAACTTTCTCGACTAGATCTGTTTTGATGCCTGAAACCTGCTCATCAAGTTGTTCTTGATATTCAGTTTCCAAACGATCGATCTCTTCTGAAAGTTTTGATTTTAGAGCAGCTTCAAAAATAATCGCTGTTTTGGCTTTAAACTCTTCTGAAAGAGTAGCCTCAGATTCAACAAGAGCATTTAAGTCTTCACTAAAGTCTCCATTAAATTCTACTGACTCGGCTTTTGTTGCAGCGTTTTTAAGATCTGTTGATTGTGCATTAGCTTTATCGCCTTTACGGGCAGGTGCTTTTTTAGTAGCATCCCCAGCTTTTGCTGTTGCATCAACAGACTGCTTTTCTGCGTTCTTTGGATCGTGAGCTTCTTCGATTTCCTCGTCGAGCTCTACATCCTGGTCTTCGATTTGATCAGTCATGTTTGACTCCTAATTTAAGATTTCAATAACGAGAGGAAATTCTTATACTCACGAACTTGAACCTCATAAAGGTCAGAACGCGGAGCACGTTTAATTTCAGTCTCTATTTTTTCAATTTCCCGAGCTTCGATGAGTCCATTATTCCAGATCCAATCAACACCTTCCATAATTCCATTAACAAATGCATTTGGTGCAGAAGGATCTTGTACGATATCAACCGT